TTATTCTTTCTTTTACCCAACGCTCCCCATTTCTAATATTAGTAAATCTACCTAAAGATTTTATTCTTCCTAAATTAGAACATTCAAAAACTCCATCAAAACCTATTAAATCAGTCCAAATCTCATTCTCTAAATTTTCCAAACTTGTATTTTTCCAGTATCCCATAAAAGTAAAAACCAACTAATCAGAGGTCGCAGTCTCTTCATAGTTGGAATTTTATAATGTTTTTATTTGCATCTGCGACAATACAAGTACAAATATACAATTTTATTTTTATATTACAATTCCATACTCAAAAAATAATAATTCTTTTTCCAACTGCTTAGCTTTTTCGTAATTCTTATCGATGTAGGCTTTTCTTATATCTTTTTTTAATTGGTCGAGTTTGTTTAGTTTAGGCATCTAATTTATTTATAAATTTAATTAATTCCTCACTTTGTTCTGATAGTAGATTTGATTTTAAGTTCCAAAATTTTAATATTTCATAAAAATTTGAATATTTATTTATTATTAATAAATACTCCAATACGTGGTTAAGTTGGATTTGTTTGCCAATTGTTGTATAAGAATTACTTAACGGCATCGAAATTGAAGTTGATGTAACATCTTTATTGTAGCAATTATAATATCTATTATCAATTGAATAAATAGTTAATCTTTGTTTTGTCTGTGTTTCAATTTCACAGCCAACACCTAACTCTTGAAGTTCAGGAATAGCTTTTCTTATCTTTTGTTCTAATTCGTTTATCATAATTTCATTTATTTAATTGTTTAATTTTTTCTAATTCAGACATATCGTAAATAATTCTTTTCGTTTTAAGTATTCGGTTTCTATTTTATTCATAGGTTTAATTTATAAGGTTAAAAACGTAGGTATAGGTATAAACCCCCCTATAAGGGGTTTATTATACCGATACATACTGACTATTTAATGGGTTAAAAATTACTTTTAATTTCATATTAATATTATTTTAACATATTTATTGAATTATATTTATGAAAAGATGGTTTAAAAATTACAATCTTATTTTTAACCTATGTAAATTTAACACTTTTATAGGTTTAAAAACTATTTTTTAATTTTTAACCTTTAAACCGATGGTAAAGTAATTTCTGACAAAAAATAATTACCACGTGGTACATCTTGGTAAATCCAATTCATTTCTTTGCAATACTTTACCCAATCTTTAGAATTTGAAATCCCTATATCTAAGCTATCTTTTATTTTTTCTATTAGTACGTTATACCCAATACCTAAATCTTTCCTTACAGAGTCAAAAACGTTGTTTAAAATAGTTATTTTTTCAATATCGGTGTAAGTCTTTTGTGTCTTACGACCAATCTTAGGTATTTCATAACACTCATCCATAATAGTAGGTTGGCCGTCTATAATTTCAAAGCTCCAGTTTTCAGGTTTTCGGTTTCTTGTAGCTAATGTTTCAACTAATTTTATACTTTCATTTTCTTTTGAAGATGTAATTTGTATAACTGTTTCTGCTTTATTAGTTAGGATAGTTCCAAGATGGCCACGCATTTTAGTATTTTCACTTGGGTTTTGATGTATTACATTAACAATATGAATATCACAATCTGTTGCCCATTTACGTAATTCTGAAACCATTTGTGAACTTTCTCGAATATCGTTAGGATCGTAAATTAAATCCGCTATACCATCAATAACAAGTAATCCACAATCTGGGGTATTATAAATTAACTCTCGAGTAAATTCCTTTCTTTCTTCAACACTCTTTGCATCAAAGTTAAACATTAATAATTTATCAGAAGAAACCTCTTTGTTAATTCTTTGAAGTATTAAAAGTATATGATAATCTGATTGTTCCGTATCAATATAAATTATTTTATCTTTTCCTTTTGGCAAATATGAACGCAAGGTTCCGAAATCGCCTTTCTTTAAAACTGAAATATTTAATAAAGTCATTAAAAATGTTTTACCTACTTTGGCCTTTCCAGTTATACAAGAAATATTTTTTCTACTCATTACCATTTGTTCGCCAAAAAATAGGACCGCTTCAGGTTTTGGTATGTCGTCCGTAGGCAATATACGTAGCTTTAATATATCATTGTATGATACTTTTTTTTCTACAACTGCTCCGTTTATTGGTAGTGTATCAAACATTTTTATATGCGTTTAAGGATTCGTTTATATTTCTGTTTAAATGTGAAACTACGTTGTCATAATCCCAATGTTCTGCTGATTCAAGCATTTCTTTAATATTTATTAAAGGAAACAATTCCTTATTTTTTTCATATTTTTCTATCGCTTCTGAAATAGGTTTGCAAATAATAAAAGGGTCTACAATACCTTTCGATTTGAAAAAACTATCTAACTCAAAAGTCTGTAATTTCATTTGTAATATTTTAATATGATAATTAATAGGTCTTGAAAGCTCTTCATTTAATTTTGAGTTTGAAAATTCTATGTTTCCATAATGGGATAAAAAATCGGATAAAATAAGGGTGTACAATTTAGCAAATAATCCGTTATCCTGTATCGTTTCTGATTCAAATTTATTTATATATTGTATAATTGAATTAAGAGCTAACTTATCAGTTTCATTTGGCTTGTTTCCTTTACCAATAGTATATAATAATCTTGAAATTGCTTCTTTAGTTTTCATAAGTATAGTTTTATTTTAGTTTGAAATTCGGTTAATGAACGAAATACAAAATAAATACCTCCAAGTAATTTTATTTTCCTTTCAATTTCTTTTTGGTCGTTAGATTGTACACCAATATCATTTTTGCATTCGGCCATTATACATTTACCATTTGGACAATGAATGATTAAATCAGATATTCCGTTAACCATTCCAGTCTTTTTTAATAAATCTAATGCACGTGCTCGCTCTTTTGCTGGTATCGGTATTGGAATTCCATTTGGCACAGAATGTATAATATAACTTGGATCGTGATGTTTTAAACAATACGTATTATTAAACCAATTATACGCTTCTTGTTGAATTTTGCTTTCTGGAATAATAGTCATTTAGTTTAGATTTAATTTTGTTTATAATATATGCTTTGGTTCTCATAGTTCCGCTTTCTAAATATGAATTTTGTATTGTTTGATAAGGCTCTTTAATAAGTCCACGCATTGACAAATCAAATTTTCCGTTTTTCTCAGCTTGTAAATAACTTCCAAAAGTTACAGAATGAAATATAAATAAATCTAAAATTTGATTTATTAAAATAATCCAAGCAAAATTTTTATCTCGTCCAATTTTTTGAACATATGATACAATTTTAGTTCCATTTGGTTTTGGTATCTCATCAATTAATTTAGCAACCTCACCATTTAATTTTATTTCTTTCAGAATATCTACGTATAAAAATCCGCATTCAGGACATTGCGTTTCATTTTTTGAGTGAATCATTCCGCATTCAGGACATTGTTTTGTTTGGTCCAACGCTTCTTTTTTAGGCTTTGGCTTTTCAGTATTATAAAAATGACTTTTCCAATCTACTTCGTCAGACCATTTACCAAACTCTTCTACGTTTCCACCCCCATCAATAAGTGTAAAGTAAGGTTTATAAATTTCATTACACTTTCGGCCACCACGTCCAACCATTTGATGATAAAGTGATAATGACTTTGTCGCTCTATTTAAAATAACACACTCTAAAGTAGGTTCGTCAAATCCAGTTGTAAAGCAATTTACATTTAATAAAATTGCATCAGCTGTATTTTTAAACCATTGAAGCACTTTTTTTCTGTTTTCTGTTTCGTTTACTGAATCAAAAAGTTTTACGTTTGTATATCCTTTTTCTTGAAAGGATTCTAAAACTAAAGAATTTATTTTACTACTTGAATTAAATATTATTGTTTTTTTGCCTTTTGCAATTTCTTCGTAGTTTTTAACAACATCAAAAGAATGGCCACTATAATATTCATCCGTACTTTTATTGTCAAAATCTCCAGTCTTTGCATCAATTTTTAGAGCACTCCTGTCAATATTACCAGTGCAATAAACAAGCTCTCGAACCAATCTATCATCTGCAATCAATTCAGTTATTGAAGTACCAATAATTAACTCACCATAAATCTCGGATAAAGTAAATTTTCTTGTGTATTCGTACGTTTCAAAATTGCAACACATTTGGACCGTATCATATTCTTTACTACATACTGAACATTTTGAAAATGTAATTTTCTTCATCGTTACTGGCGTAGCGGTAACACCTAATATTTTAGCATCAGGATAATATTTAAAGGTTTGTTCGTGGCAAAGTATGTGAGCTTCATCAACTATTATCAAACCAATATCTTTAAGAAAGTTATCGTCTTTTTCTAATCTTCTGGATAATGTTTGGACCATTGCCACATAAACATTACTTTGGTGGTGTAATTTTTTCTTTGATGCCACAACACTCTCGCAACTTACATTTATATTTCTTAATGTTGATAAAGTTTGGTTTACAAGCTCCTCTCGATGAACTAATATCAATACTTTTTGTCCATATTTTTTTACAAACTCTTTAGCAATAAAAGAAAAGCAAAAAGTTTTTCCGCCTCCTGTTGAAAGTGAAAACAGTAACTTTTGCTTATTTTCAAAATGTTCTATTATTTCATTTATAGATTTTTCTTGGTCCTTAAATGGTTTCATATTATACGTATATAAAATTAGTTTTATTAATTTTATTTGTTCCGTTCAAATGATTTGCCAATCTGCCTTTTGGAATTCCACAACTATCAGAAACTTCTTTTAAACCCAAATAAAATATTCCAGTTTCTATATTTAATATAATTTTAAGTTTATTTTCTAATAAAATAGCCTTATGTTTTTCAGATAATTTTTTCCCTTTACATCCCAAAGATATTTTTGATTTAGTTTCTTCTGTTTGTTTAGTTCCTAATTTATAATTGCTTTTACCTTTTCTTATAATAGATAATTTAATTTTAGTTTTTTCTGTATGAAACTTTCCAGTAGAAGAAAAAATCATTTTATTAATAGATTCAGCACTATGTTTTTTCCCTTTAAAATGATTTTTTCTTCCTTTCAACTTTAGTTTTGTTAAATCGCACAAATAACCACTTTTGTCCAAAGTTGTTGTTAATCTACAATTTAAACCATGATTTAACACATCATAAAAATCTTGATAATGTCTTTCTCTTTCGTTTAGCGTTTCAATATTACACTCTTCAATAACTTCAAAATAGTGTTTTTCTACACCATATTTTAAAAATGAGTTATAAAGTTTAGTTTGAGTTTTACATCTTAAATTTTTATACGTAATAAATCTTTTTTGTATGTTTACAGATTGTCCGATATAAACCCTATTTGATGGCGATGTTATTTTGTATATTCCTATCATAACATAAAAAGTTAAATCCCATCAATTCGGCAGTATTGTGAGAAGTGCCTCCTTGATAGGATTTATATAATATTTTCGGTTAATAATGCTTCTCACTTCATTATTTCTACAAAGTTACAACTAAATTCGGATTAAATCAAAGGTTTTTATAAGGTAGTCAAGTCCCTTACTTCAATTCTTTTCTATTTTCCAACCTTGAAGAGAAACATAGTATTTGCCGTTGTATTCGTTGCCTCGAATATTAACTGAAACTTTTACACTTTCTCCAATAATAAAATCGTCAAGCATTACGCATTTTCCCTGAACAAAATCAACAGGCACTTTCTGACTGTATTGCTCATCAGTTTCAATTACAATTAATCTCTTTTCAAAACCGTTATTTCCAACAGTTTCAGAATCATTTAATACAATGATTTTTCCAATTACTTCACTCATTTTTATAGTTGTTTTTCAAGCGCATCGTAACGCTCAGTTAATAATAAAGTTTGCTCGCTTGTAGCGTTTAATTCGTTTGATTCTATCTTTTGTAAATGCGTTCCTAAAATTTGAATATCGGAAACTTCTAAAGACATTAATTTTTTATATTGCGCATCTGTAAGTTTTTTAATTTCAGGCATCACTTCTGCCTCTTGTACAACTTCATGAGTTACATTTTCCGTAACCTCTGGCATTTCCTCAGGTACATAAACAGCCATTTGAAAAACGTCAGGACAAAACCATTTTTGACCATTTGACATAGCGCGCGCATAAAGCATATTCTTTGGAAATTTGTCAAGGTTTTTAGTGCCTTGTTTTTTCGCGTCCTCAATACTGAAAGTAGAATTCCCTAATAATTCTTTGCCCTCGAAAAAATCAATACTGCATATTTTTTCTGACATTTCCTTTACCTTGAAATCATACTTTGACGATCCTTTTACGCTCGACGCAATTACAGAAGCTCCGAAAGTAGGTTTTCCCATAATAACATTGATTCCAGACATTGAAGCAAATGGCGCCAATCCTATTTCTTGACCCGCTTGAATTTTTACGAATGCCTGAGCTACTGATTTTGCATCGGTAAACATTCCGCTTTCTACAAACATTTTTGACATTGCCATTATGTCATTTACTGGCATAATTTGAATTTCGTTTTTCATTTTCTTTGTGTTTTAAAAATCCTGACTAAAAATCTACACGGTCAGATGTAGCATTAGTCAGGACTGAATAATTTTTGTATCAAACCCTGACCGATTTGTTTATGTATTAAAATGAAATTGACAAACTTGATTTTCGTGGTGTAGTTGAAACTTTCGGAACTTCATCGTAATTATCTTCAGGATCGCACACGTCTTGATTTTGAGCCAATTTTAATAAGTTCGCCCTTGCATCAAGTTTCTTTTTTAATTTGCAGTAAACCTCATCTTCTGCGTAATTAATAGTATCTCCACCATTTCTAAAAGTTCCTTTTAATCCGAAAGCCTCGAAATTTTCTTGCGGAAGTACTTTTAGCAATTCATCAGTTACTACCTCAATAGCTACCAACATTCTTTTAGCTTGTGAAAGCAATTCGAGTTTATCGGTTTCGCCTTTATCCAGTATATCGGATATAAATTCTTTTGAAGCAAATTCTACTTCTTTCTTGTTTGGCAGGAAATTAGAAGTTTGTATTTCCTGCTGCTGCATCAGTTCAAATAATCCTTTTGACATCTCATTTAAATTTTAAAGTTAGGCAAATATAAAACTTTTTTTGGAATAAAACGTATAATTGTAATTATTTTAATTATATTTGTAACGAATTAAAAATATATCTTATGACACAATCAGAATACAAAGACCAATTATTAAAATATTCATTTACTAAATATTTTAGAATAGCTTTGAAATTAGGGGTTTCAAATTTAATTATAATTGATAAAGGTGAAAAGCATTTTGACAGATTTAATTACAGAGTTCGGGAATTAAATCCTTACAATCCATTAACCTATATTTTTATATTGATTACAATAATTCCCTTATTCATTATTATTTTGTTTAAAAATTTAAATGAAGTGACTTATGAAATTAAAAAATTATTTAGATACAGTTAATTTAAAAACCAATAAAATGAAATTAGAACAAAGCATTTACAATTTTATCCTTTCGAAAGTCGGGATTCAGGAAAACGTAAAAGGATGCAGTATTGAAACGTTCCGCAAAATGAAACGTGGCAAATCAGGAATGACTACAACGGTTTTGAAACGCATACTGGAGGCAAACGAAATAAAAGGTGCGATCCACTTAAAAACAGAAACAACCGAACTAATAATTGAGATAAAGTAGATATTTATGACAGTAGAACAAATTATATACGATACTACTAGAAATGTATTGAATATTGAAGACAAATTAAGTATAGCTACATTGTTTTTATTTTGTGAAAAAATAGGAACTAAAAAATTAGCAGAATTACTTTATTGCGATTGTTTGGAAACATTTATAGAGGACTTGCAAGATGAGTATAAAAATTATGATGTTGACTTTACTATTCGATTAGAAAATAAAAACATACAAGATGCTTTTTTTAAGACTCTGGATAAATATAAAGGAAAAAATGACGCTAATGGCTTCTTAAAAGCCGTTTATGAAAAAGATGAATTTGCATTGATAATCTGTGATATTGTAAACTATAATTTTAATAAGATTAAATTTACAAAATTTATAGGTCAATTAAAATTAAAATTAATTTAAAGTAATTTTCCTACACTACAAAACCCTATAAACATTGGGGATGTTGAAATATATTTAATTTAACGCAATTAATTGTTGTGTATTAAAATAATCGTATTATATTTGTACCATAATAATTAAATAAAATATAAATTATGAAACATTTAAAAAGAATAGCATTAGTTTTAATAATATCGCATTTAAGCATTTATTTATGCTGGAGCTTCGTAGTTTTCTCATTGTCAACTCCAGTATTGGAAACTTTTAAAAACAATGATACAAGAGGTTTTTATTTGCTATTTTTATTTATGGTAATGTTTTTTTCCATGCCTTATACTTTCCCTATTGAGGATTAATTTAAAACTATTAATATGAAAAAAAAATGTGGCGCATTGCCTAAATTTCCAAATCAGGAAACGGTAAAAATGAGGATTGAGCGTGTAGTTCCAAAAGAACAGCATTCAGACTTAAAAACAAAAACGAATCAATTTATTGATAGTTATTTCGCTAACCGCCTACAATCCGAATCGTTATCAAAATGCGTGGATGAGGCTTTAAAAAGTAATGAAGATGGGAATATTTAAAGGGACTAAAGGGAAGTGGGAATATAAAAAAGACGGTTTTAATTTT